GTCACCACCTACTGAATACCCACCTTTACCACCACCACCTGCACCAAATGCTCCTTTTCTGCGACCTTCTGCGGCGGCTGGAGGAGTGTCAGGACGATAGTCTGCTCTTGCCATGTCTGCGGTTGCGCCTGATTGTGCGTTTGGTGCTTTCGGTGTTGGTTTCAATGTATTATCCGTCCATGCTACGTTAGGGGTTTTTCCAGTACTACCTTTTTCCATGCCACCACCCAAGCGCCCACCTACTGCGCCTTGAGTTTGGGCAGTAAGAGATTTGCCACCCCAGTTGGCTTGTTGTAATTGTTCATACGGGTTAATTGGCATAATTTACGACCACAGACTTTGCATAGAGTACCTACCTGAACCTTCAAAACTGTCATCAATAAAACCGTTACGAAACATAACAGGTGCTCCTGAAACCCATGACCTGTATGAGGGTGCGTAACGACTTAGCGATAACACGTCCATTATACCCGATTCTTGTTTAGCAAATCCTCGGCTTTCTGGGCTTAGTTGCTGTGGTACCACGGGACGGATACTGCGGATAGTCTCTGGGTCAGATACAGCCGATTCTAAGGCTATATCTACCAACATCTCTTGTCTGGATTGCCAAGGTTTATTCGCCAACTGCCGACTCCAAATCTGGGTAGAAGTGTGTAATTTCATTTTCTCTATCGTCTGGTGATACGTAGTCACCTTGGCGTATAGGAAACTGTTCTTGAATTCTTGATGCAAGCAGTGCTTGATGCCTAGAGGTAGTTCTGCTGTATTTGGTCTTTGGCATTACCCAACGATGTGTAATGTCATTTGTTTCTAGGTCGTGATGAGCCTCTCTCCACGCAATTGGAGTATCGTAAGAATAAACAATATGGTCAATGGCATCTTCTTGATTGTTTAAGTGTTGTCTAAAAGCATGTGGTAACTGCCCTACGCTTAAACCACTTCCAGCGCCAAATGATTCAGTCCTAAGATTCCCACTTGGAGCCTGTGGTCTAATTCGTGTTCTTGCGCTTCTGCCTTCTAATGCAGCCTGTACTACGTTTTGAGCATCAGTTACTTGGTGTGCTCCTGTTTGCCTTGCTCTGCGAAGTGTTCTAGTTGGTCTAGAAGTATTTGTATATTTATTAAATGAAGTTGGCTCACTTGTTGGGTCTACATACCATTCGTCATACTCGTATCTACCAACAGGAGTATCGTCAAAACTACTTGCAGGAGCGCCAGAAGTTGTGTTGTATATAGGTTGTGGAAGACCATGCAAACTTCCCCTTGTGTTTCTTCGTGGTGCTGAGTCATAAACAAAGTCCCCTCTTACGGAATCATCTTGACTAATCCACGGCCCACTGGTATTAAAGTATCTATCAAACTCTGCGTCAGATATTTCTGGACCTGGAAACATGCGTTGGAGGTTTGCTTGCGCCTCACTCATCCCAGTGTCTTGGATATGTTGAGCGTTATTTAATAGATTTTGAACACGCTCAAGAGAACGTTTCGCTGCTTCCGCATCTCTATTAAAATTTGGGTTTGACACTATTCCTCAGTTTTTGGGCGTGGAATACCATGTGGAGGAGTTGGGTCAGTGTCATGTGGAGCATCCATGTCTTTGGTCCAACCTAATTTTTGTGCGTCAATGAACCCAGATTTTTCACCAGTACTGCCTTTAGCAGGGTGCTCAAACTTTGCTGATGTGCGTTTAGCGGCACGTTCTTCAGCACCATCTAAGGCTTGGTCAATGTACTTAATTTGTTTACGCTTTTTATACGCAGCAAAATCAACAATGCGTGCTTCGTTAAATTCTTCGTGTTTTCCACGTGCCATGTTTATTTATCCCAGCCTTCTGGAGAATCGTTGTCGTCTGGACCTTCAGTTGGATAATCATTTGAAGTATTCTCACCCTCAGATTTACCTTTTTTATCTTCTGGCTTTGAAGGGTATGGACTATTCCAATCATCATCTGATTTTGGATAAGGTTTGTTACGGTGATTTGGTGGAATCCACCTACCACGATGGTCAAATGGCATAATTACCTCCAAGCAGGTGCTAGTGCCTTAAGACGTGAGCGTCTTTCAGGACTCATTTCCATTGGCTGTTGTTCATTAGGGTCTTTGTAAATACCTCTAGGTCCAACTTTACCATCGTTTGTCAAACGAACTGGTTCAGCACCTGGAGGGGCAAACTTTAATCCTTGTGATTGTAGGTTAAGCGCAGTCCATTTATTAAACTCATCAGGCCACAGGTAGTCACCAGAGTTAATTCGTTCGCCTTTGTGCACACCACGTGAGTATTGGCGAGCGTTCATACGGCTTAACGTGCCTAGTGTTTTGTCTGCCCTTCTATTTGAAGACATGGTGCCAAGGTATCCATCTGGATACTGCGTGTCGGGCTGTGATTTATAACCAGACAACAATTGGTCTTTTGCGCTACGAAATATTGGAGTTGGTCCGTAGGTTGCTCCAGTAATAGCACCACCGTCAGAGTTTTGCCACTGGGTGTAACTACCTTGTGGCATCAGCGAAATCCAGTATTAGAAGCGGATGAAGTTAAACTACCGCTTTGTCCTCCACCCATTGGTGATACGGGACGAACTTGACCACGCTTACGCCAGTAACGAGTGTTGTTACGAGTAGACGGTTTGCGTGAAGACATTACCCACCCATACGCTTGCGGTTTTGTGCTTGACGGTAGGATTGTTCAGCCTTTGCGCCACCCTTAAGGTATGCGGCTTCACTACCAGATGGTTCTTCTGCAAAGGCATCACCGTCTTTAAGACCAAGCATTTTGTTATTCTTCGTGCGCCTTGTTTCTTCTTTTTTAGCAACTTCAAATGAACCTGCGGCTGCTCGTGCCTCACCCATTACTTTAGGGCTGTTCACCTTCTTCAAAGCCTTTGCAGTCTTTTTCTTGTCTTTAAGGATTGCTGAACCTTCTGGAGAATCTGGTTCGTGGTAAGTGGTGTACTCAGCGCCAATCTTTACTCGTTCCCTTGGATTCCCCACTGGAGAACCGTCTGGGTTAACATAATTAGATTGAAGGATACTTGGGCGAAGTGGTTGGGCAGCATCACGGTCTGCTCGGCGCTGAGTCATTGCCTGCGTTGAGTTTCCACTGTCATCACGAACCGTGTGAGTTTCTGATGGTTTAGGTGGGATATAGTGTGAATTATATCCACGTCCTGCTCCTGCACCGCCACGAATTCTACTTAAAAAGCCCATTACTACCTCGCAATTGGTTTAAATGATATAGCGGAGATGTTTTCACCGTTCTCTCCAATAATATCATCAAAGCCAATAATAAAAGTAATGTCAACCCCACGTGGTGCAACAAAACCACGTGCAATAGCACAGGCTTTTACTGCTTGATTTACGGCACTAGCGCCAATGGCTCTAATCTTGGGGTATTGACCTGCGTTAACGGCTCGTGCAATAATTGACCCAACGCTCTGTGGATTGCTTCCACCAGATACTTTGATAAAATCATCAATTTCTGAATTAAGTTCTTGTGACATAGGACTCCTAAACTGGTTGTAAGTGTCCTACTAGATTACTTGTATTTTGCTTCTTTCAATAGGTGTACAAAATCATCTAACCTCATCACAACGTAAGATTCCCCAACGGCTTTTTCGCCTTTTCCTGGTCTCTTAACAACCAACGCTGGAACTGCATCTTTAAGCCTTTTGGCTTGTTCAACAGTGGCATTTAGCCAACCACTTAAATCCCATTTCTTTTGGTTTTTACACTGTAAACAAACTTCACGAGAAGTTATACTGCTGGTTATACCGTTAATATCTCCAGTGTCATTTTCCCCAGCAAGTGCAGTACGACGAGCATTGGGCATATCTAAGGATTTTAGATGGTTGACAATAAGGGTTTCAAAGGATGTTCCCTTGGCTTTGTGCTTATTGCCCATTAGTTAGCACTTTTTACAATTGCAGGTGCCACCAATGCTCCCACGATTGTTACTAAAATTATTGTTATTACCGTTAATGTTACCAACCCCATCGCTGGAACATGCTCGCTCATATGATTTGCGAATACGTTTGTAGTATTGCATATCTACTTTGTCGCAAGCAAACATGTCCACAAGGTCCATCAAATCGTGTGCCAATGTTTCCCACTTGTCATATGTTTTATTCATGTTTATTCCTTGTTTTCTAGTACGGTGTATTTAGAATGTGAAAACCCTCTGACCCTACCGTCTGCTTCTATCCAACACCAGGTTGGGGCATCAGGGTCACAAAGGCAACCTGTTAATTGTTTGGGGTCATGTAACACTATTGCGTTACATTTATTGCACTGTATTGAAGTCATTATGCTGTGTGACGTGCTAAACGGCGTTCTTGTGGAACGATACTAATGCGCCTACTCAATTCACGTGAAAGTACTTGAGCACCACGTTCACAACGGTCATAAACAGACTCAACTAACTTACGATACGCACGGGCAGCAAGGTGTTGTTCCTGCATCTCAACCACTGTTGGGTCTACGTCCCTACGAGCCTTTGCAAGTGTCACTGTGTCTCCTTTATCTCCAGCCCATTGGATAATCAATGTTTTGGATTCTGTTAGATGCGTTTCATTGGCGCAACGTTCTTCTGCAATTTCAGCAATTACTAATTCTGCCTTTGCATATGAAAGCCATGCCATGAACTCAACATAGCACTCCATTAACTCAGTGTCGGATAAGTCGTCTAGGTGTGACGGGATTACTGGCACTTGCCCCGCTGGTCGTGCTGGTAATTGAAACTTTCTCAAAAACTCTTGCATCAAGGGTGTCTGGGATAATTGGTTGTCGGTCTCCACTATTATCTTCTTTCCAACATGTTGTTTTAAATGGACATTTCTTACAATTCTTATGTGCAATATCTGCCCATACAGGACGGGCAATAATTGTACCTTCATCTAACGATTTTTTAACCAATGCACAAGCCGACAAAATAGGTTCAATGAGTGTCGGTTGGTACTTTACTTCAAACTCTTTACAGGCTTGAGTTGCCTTCCATTCGTACAAAAATACACCAGTATGAACACCTGTAACAAACATGTACAAATTTAATTGTCGTAAGTGTGTATAGAAAGGTTGACGAATCTTATTCCACAATTCTTCATGTGTAATTTCTTTATCAGTGTATTTTTTATGTAACTCAAAGTTTTCCATGCGGATAGTGCCAGCACCAATGCTTTTAATCTCTAGTATGGCTTCTCCGTCAAGGTCATTAATCAAACCATCGGCATGACCCATAATGTGGTGTTCTTCGTCAAAGATTGGTAACTCACTCTTTGCCAATACTCCAGCACGTTCAAGCCACCCTTGCCATTTAGCATGAATGTCGTGACCAGTATGGAAAATGTTTAGGGTTTGAAAAGAGTGCTCTTTGCTTGCTGTTTTTTCATAGCCTAAAATCTCATACATTGATGCACGGGGGCACCAATCACGTTTACAGATTTCGCTTGGGTGCAAGTACTTAGTGTCTCGTTTTTTATTCTGTTCACTATTTTCAATAGTGGCTTGAATTGAGGCAAGCGGGATAATGCGTCCCTTAGTACGCATGCTTTTCTTTAAGTTTTCAATATCAAAAAAGTTAGGTTCAGTCATAAAACATGCTCAGAAAATCATCTTCAACAAGTACCACATAACGGCGGTCATTGAGATCAAATTGAAGTACAGGTATACGGTCTTCCAAAATCGCACGTTCTGTTAGTTCCTTTAGTTCTTTGTGTTTTAGTGAATACTGTGTTTTGTTGTTTGTAAACTTATTTTCAATCAAGAAATCATGGCTACGAACGTCGTTCTTTCGTACCCACCCACTTCCAGAGCCAGCGTTACGGCTTCCTTTGTACACATTAGCAGAGCGCTTTTCCTGTTTTTGTGATTTCTTAAGGATTTTCTTACGGTCATTGTCACCGCCAAGAATCATGCAGGTACTGCCAAACCAAAGTGACCAAATGCTTCAGCCTTGAGAGCACGTTGAATATCCAGGTCTTCACGAACTGCTTGAAGCAGTGCTTCTTTACCTTGCCACTTTTGTTCCCCGTACGAGTAATACGGACCAGCACGACCAATCAATCCCAAAGCAATGCTGATATTGACAACATCTTTAACCGTGTCAAACTCACCAAATGCAAACTTTCCTGATTTAGTAAAATAAAAGTCAACTACGGCTGTTTGTTGTGGACGATACGTTTTATTCTTGATGGTACGAGCCTTGATGGTTTGTCCAACTGCTTCGTCTTTCTCTTTAAGCCATTCGTCACGCTTTACTTCAACACGGCAGAAGTAATGGAAGTTCTTAGCCTTACCACCTGGAGTAGTACGGTTATCTCCCCACATCACACCAATCTTTTCACGCCACTGGTTAATGACTAATCCAGTGCACGGGCGGTCATCATTGACAAGTGACCTACGCTGGGCTTTTGAAGACTTGCGGAAAAACTTACCAGTAAGACGAGCACCAAGACCCATTGTAAATTCTTCCATTGTTTTTTCTGCTTCATCACCTGGAACAAGTGAGGGCAAGGAGTCAACAACAATCATGTCTACAGCACGATTATCCAATGCTTTAATAATCAAATCGTAAACCTGTTCCATCACATTTGTTTCTACAACCCACAAACGTTCTGTGTCTACACCGATTGCCCTAGCGTATTGTGGAACATATGCTTCAGCGGCAATCCACAGTGCTACGAAGTCTGGATTGATTGCTTGGTTAGCCGCAATAGTTTTGTAAGCAAGTGCTGTTTTACCTGATGATTCTTCACCAATGATTTCGCTCCATTGGTTAATGGGCCAACCACCGCCGAGCATCAAATCATAAGCAAGTACACCCGATGTAACACGTGGTACTTCCTCTTTAATGTCGGAACCCTTGATAAGAAGGTCTTCACCATACTTCTTGTTGATGGTTGAAATGATTGATGCTAACGACTCGTAATCTGACATGTTTGTTCCTTAGTTCGTCCATGATATTTGTGATGCTTGTTCGTATAACCCATTCCATCCACATTCAAAACAACGTGGTGCTGGGGCTTTACCGTTAATGATATTGTTCTTTGACCTTGTAAACACATTCTTACTTCCACAATCTGGGCAAGACATGTCACCTTCTTTCCTATGTGCTTCCCCACCTTTCCACATGCGAATTGCAGCACCCATTGGAATGTGCTCATCTTTTGGTAGGTCTTGTGGTGTAACCTGCCTTGGTTGTGGCTGTGCTTGTGGCTGTTGTGTAGGTGTGTAGGGAATACCTGGAATACGTGGTTGAGGAGTAGGTTTCTCTCCTGCTAATTTCTTTGTCCACCAATCACTCATCGTTGTCCCATCCTAGTAACGCTTGTTCATCCAATATGATTGTAACGTTGCCGTGCTCCAATAGTCTATTGACTAATGACACACCAAATGCTACAAAAAAAGGTAGTAGGTCTTCTTTTGGTGTTACTAACTTTTCTTGATTTTCTAATAAATCTAAAATCCATTCTGCGGATTCACCTACGTTCTGTAAGATACCTTGATTAACAAACAAAGCCCAACGGCTGGCTATATCAAACAATTCTGCTTGAAGCACATCGTCTGAAGGGTTAGAGAACCCCATATCTTGGGCAAACTCTTGACCTTGCGCTATAGACAGCATTAGATAAAATAACCTTTTATCTAGAACTTCGTTGTAATCAACCATTACTTTGCTTCTGCCCAACTGTTTGCAAACTCGTAGGAAACTTTAATAGGAACATGCTCAAGTACCGTACCATCTCCCATAGCCAAAACAAACGGATTGAGGATTTGATTAATTTCTTCCTTGTTTACCGAAGCCACCAATTCGTCATGAACCTGCACCAGTAGTTTAACGCTTGTATCTTTAATAACTTTGTAAACATCCACCATAGCCTTTTTGCAAAGGTCTGCGGCTGTCCCTTGTACAACGGCATTTACTGCTTGGCGTTCAGCCCTTGACCTAAGCCCTGAATCCTGCGAGGAGAGGTCTGAGAGCCTCCTACGTCGTCCGTAGAGGGTAGATACGTAACCATCACGCCTTCCCTTAGAAACAACGTCTTGCTTCCATGCGGTCAATTCAGAAAAACTCTTATAATAACTACTTAAAATGTCTTCTGCGTGTTCTTTTGTAATACCTGTAACACGAGCCAACTTCATAGAACCACCGCCGTATGCGGTAAGGAAGTTAACACCTTTTCCAATCTGACGTTCTTCAGAAGTAACTTCTTCAGGCTTTTTCTTAAATACGGCAGAGGCAGTAGCGGTGTGAATGTCCTCGTTATTAGCAAAGGTGTGCAACAACCGTTTGTCCTGACTAAACATAGCCATAACCCGCAATTCAATCTGGTCATAGTCAGCGACCAACAATGTTCCACCTTTGGGGGCAACAAACAATCCACGAATACTTGAATCACGTGGAATGTTCTGCAAGTTTGGGTCAGATGATGACAAACGTCCTGTTGCTGTGCGATGTAAGTGAAATGACGGGTGCAACCTATCTTTGTACAGTTTGGGCAACAGCCCGTCAACATATGTTGATTTCAACTTCTTAAGTTCTTGCCACTTAAGCAATTGCTCAACAACCTCATGCTTATGAGCAATACTCTTTAACGACTCCTCATCAACCGATGGAGCACCCTTATTTGTTTTCTTAGTGGGCTTTAATCCAAGACCGCCCTCTGATTTCTTGGAGAACAAAAAGGTTTGCTTATGCTTATTGGAGTCAGGATTGAACCCTACTGGTGCGTATTTAGAAATACTTTCTAATACACCTTGCAATTCATTATCCAAATCCTTGCTCAAGTTAGTCAAGTTTCCTGCATCAACTGGAATCCCTTCGTTTTCCATGTGCATAAGAACCTCAAGCACCGAGCAATCTAATTGCAAGGCTTGTCGCAAGTCCGCATGGGCATTTACTTTATGTAGTAACCGTGTATACAACAACCATGTCCAACGAGCGTCACGATGAACGTACAAGGCTGCTTCATCAATGGTTTTATCGCTAACTGTCTTTCCTAATTTCCCACCTTTTTTATAAGCCTTGTGTTGCTTATAGTTATTCTCAATAAGGTTCTCAAGTGAGTAACTCATAAGGTTTTCATTGACGATATGTTGTAACAACATTGTGTCTACATATGGCCCAGGTGTGACTACATTATAGTATTTAGAAATTGAACGGGCATCAAACTTAATGTTGTGCCCAACCTTAATTAAGTCGCTAAAGAATATTGGACGTAGGCGCTCTAAGACAACGGCACGTGATAACTGTTGTGGAGGTTCTGCATATACTGCTGGCTTGATGTAACGAGCCTTAGCCATAGATTCTTCACCACTCTTAAGAAGTTTGCGATAGCCAGGAGGTGGCACGGTGCTACCATCGCCTACTTCTTCTTTTTCAAGTAAGTGTCCAACTGTGTGACCCATAGGGATAGCCCATGATTTGCCAAAGGTGGCAATACCAATCCAAAACACTTCATTGCGTAAAGGATTGACTGCAATAGCGTCCTTGTACTTCTGCTCAAAGTTTTGATGAGCACGTTCAATAATTTCAGGACTCTTATTCTTTAGCGTTTTGATATGCGCTTCAAAATCAGATTCCAAATGTTTGAGCATGTCAGGATGACGTTCCAAAACCGTCTTAGTTTCCACGTCATAAGCAAACGCCCCAGCATCAGTTACATACTGAACAATCTCATCAAGTTGTTCTACAGTTGTAACGATGGGGGGCATTACGCCCCCCACCGACTACTTTCCTAAGTCTTCTGAAGCGATGGACAACAGTTCAACGTAGGTTGGAACCTTCATAATTGAACTGTCATACTTTGCGTCATTCAGTGCTGAATACTCTGCTTCAGCGATTGGAGCGATTGCCCACTCATCTGCAAGGTCACGTTCACGGATTACTTGCAGGTTGTAAGAGGTAGTTGCTCCCTTACCTGAACGAGATACTGCCCAGTAGTGCTTGGACAAAGGACCAGTTTGTGGTGCTTTGTTCAAGTTACGCAGTTGGTCAACTACACGTGGACCAACCTCAAATGAGCGGTTCACTGGCTTGTCGTTAGGTGTAAGAAGAACTACGTTA